CAATCCCGGGAAACGATGACATCCCCCCGGCGGAGGAACACGAGGAAGTCCATCAGTAGTTGATTCGGGTCGTCGCCCATCAGTAGACCCAGACCTTTCCGTCGTGGGAGGTGGCAACCTTGGCGTCGATCCCCTCGCGGAGAGCGAGGAACCGCATCAGCTCCGCCTGATCCTCGCCGAAGGGGCACTCGTGAATCCCGCTGAGCGGGTAGCGCACTCCGTACTTCATGGCATCACCAAGAGCACGCCTACGGCGAACGCGACGATGGCCCAGTCGAGCGGAGTCACTTGGCCCAACCCTCGTATTGGGCGATTTTGGGCAGCAGGTCCTGGAGGCTGCCGTATATGGTGACGAATCCTCGCCGCCCAGCGGAATCCCGGTACCAGACATCAACATCCACGGTGGTTCCGGGGCCGCAGGTCTCACACCCGACTTCGGTCTGCACGTCCTCCTCGAACGAGGTCAGCTCCGCGATGTCCAGCGTCGGATTTTGCTCCCTGGCGATCCATCCGATCGCATCCAAGAAGGTCTTCTCGAAGTCGGTCATCGAATCCACCTCTTCGCAGCGCGGTCGACGTTCAGGTCGGAGACGTTGCGGGCCAACGGGTTGGCCAGCTCCGAGCCGGTGACCTTGGTCCGGGCGACGTCAGACTTCGGGTCTGACGGGTCGACCAGAGTCTTGTGGGTCCACGAGGTGGGCTTGGTCTGAACCAGCCCAGCCAGCGTCTGCTGGTGGACGAGGTTGGCCTTAGCTTGGGGCTTGGGTGACATGGTGTTTCCTCTCGGGTTGTTAGGTGTCAAGACGCCGGCGAGTTACCAGGCGATGGGGTCGTTTGATTCGTAGCGGCCGTCGTAGTGCTCCGCGTTCAGCAGCCACCTGTGGTGGCTGGCCTGGGTGGGCGTGTAGAAGCACTGGTCCCACCAGGCGTCCGCGTACAGGAACGAGCCGACGAACTCCGTGGTGAACTTCCGGTCCTTCCGCAGGGCCTCGACCACGTCGTAGACGCGGGCGACGGTGCGGCCGGAGTCGACCAGGTCGTCCACGAAGATCCACCGCTTGCCTAGCTTGCCCTCGACGGGCTGCGACGAGTGGCTACTGTCGTTGGGCTTGCGGACCACGAGGTAGTTCTTCCCGAGCTTCCGGGCGAGGTCAGTGACCGCGATGGTTCCGGACAGGCCCGTGCCCACCAGCGTGTCGTAATCGACTCCGCTGAGGTACTTCTCGGCCAGCTTGTGTAGCAGCCAAGGGTCGTGGACCTTCCGCATGTAGGTATTGGTGAAGTCCAGCACCTTGGGCTCCTCGCGGGTGACGTTGACCAGCTCGTCGCCTATCAAGGCCCGCTGCGGGTATCCCAAGAGTCCCAGGCTGGTGGCCACGTCCTCCGGGGACCTGGGACCTGCCAGGAGGGCCTGGGACAGCTCCTGGTCGAACCGCTGGGTGATCATCTGTGCGGCGTCGCGTTGCGCCTGGTCGATGTAGGCCTGAATCGGGTCAGGCTGGTAGGGCGCGATGTCCTCGGGCTTCACGGTGATCGTGGGGGCGCTGTCGAACAGCCCCGAGACGAACCGGGGATTGGCGGGCAGGCCGAGGGCTGAACGCATTTCGGCGTCGGTCATGGTCATGGCTGGCGGGCCTTTCGCTAGGTGTCAAGATGTTGTGCTAAAAATCCTTGATCTGCATGGAGTCCCCCTCGAACGAGAGGGAGACGAACTCGTACCCGGAGGGGTCTGCTTTCCCCGATCGGTTCTTCACGGTGGAGACGTTCAGCGAGTCCGGGCCGAACTCGGCCGGCACCCGGTGCAACGTGAGGACCATCTCGGGCACGCGCCCGATCTGTCCCTTGATGCCCGACAACGGGATTGGCTTGTTGGCGTCGTTGTACGGACCCGTGACATGGTGCAGCCCGATGACGAAAGCGCCTGTCTTGCGGGCCATGTCGTGGAGGTAGTCCATCAGGCCCTCAAGGCCTGAGAACGGGTCGTCGTCCTCTCCCCCGCTATCCAGACGGACGTTGGTGATGTTGTCGACCACGACCACCGCGGGGTAGTCCCCGTACTTCTGGGCGAAGGCCTTCAGCGGGTCCTCGATCATCTGGATCGAGGGTGAGGCGTCGTACTTGAACATGATCGGGACGCCGTCGACAACGGCGTCTATCCGCTCAGCCGAGATCTCCTCGGCCGATTGGTTCAGCGGGCGGCCGGTGAGGATTGACTGCATCCGGGAGAGCTGCGTGAACGCATCCGAATCTGCACTGAAGTACAGCGTAGGGACACGTGCCCGTGAAGCGTACGTGAGGACAAAGGCAGACTTTCCCGTACCCGGACCAGCGCACACTAGGCATAGCTGTCCTCTCAGGAATCGAGTTCCACTCCGGGCCAACGACTCCCAGACCACTGGGAGCGGCTCACCCGCGCTGCCTTTGACGTAGAGACTCTGGCGTGGCGTGTAAATGATTGTCTCCTACAGGTATTCGATGTGGAAGCCCCGGAGGCCGAAGGTAGCGATGGGCTTTCCGTTGGCTATCCGATCGGCGTTCACCATCGCCCAGCGCCACTGGCTGTAGATGAACACCCGGACTGCCGTGCCCTCCGCCACCGTCTGGCGGACGTGCCAGTTCTTTTTGGACGTGGTCCTGTTCAGGCGTGATGTCGTCCGCGCTCGGCGGACCTGGATGTTGTTCACGGTGTCTCGCTAGGTGTCAAGCTGGCGACATGGCGCGACGCACGAGGTGCTCCTCAAGCCCGCGGGACTTGACCTCTTTGCCACCGTCCAGGACGAACACGAAGTCGGTGATCGACTTGCGGATGGTCACCACAGAGCTGCCGTGGTCCACCAGCTCGTCGCCCACGACGATGTACTTCGCGCGGACGTACTCGGCCGGCGAGGCCTTGGCGCCGACGATCGGCATCCCCCTGCGTTGAGCCTCGGTCTCCTCGTCCATCGCATCTTGGAACCGGCGGACCAGGGGCGGTCCGCACATGATGCCCAGCGTCTTGGCCATCTTGATGGCAGACCAACCGTTCCGGTGCATCCGCAGCACAGCCGCGGTCTCGTGCGCGGCAGGCTTGCCGTCCATGCCGATGGTCAGGTCTGTCAGCTTCGCCCGTTCCTCCGGGCTGTTCAGGTCAATCATGTGTCCTCCGGTAGGTGTCAAGATGAAAGCAGAGAGCGACGGGTTAGCCCCAGCGCTCGAAGTCCGCGTCGCTACGCAGCAGCACGGGGTCCGCGATGCTTGCGCGTTGCAGGTTGTCGATCCAGGCAACCGCGGTGGGTAGGTCGGGCTGAACCGCCACCTCGCGGTGACCTTGGTTGGTCGTGTACTCAACTGCCCAGACCTCGGTCGGCAGCTTGTCCATTACATCGCCCCTTTCAGTCATCAAGCGACCCAGGCCTTCCCATTCCAGCCCCGGCCATCCGGGAATCGGATGAGCACCGAGCGCCCTGGTTCTTTGTGGCCCTGCGCGAAGCGGGTGGCTGCTTCAACGCTGGGGAATGCGTAGCTCGAAGGCTTCGCCTGTTCATGCCACCCTGGCTTCCCCGGGATCGGGCCAAGTTCGACGTAGTGGTACTCGGCGTCACGGTCTAATTCGACCGTGCGCCTGTACTTTTCGATCATCAGTGATAGCCGTAGAATGCGGCGTACTGCTTCAACAGATCCGCGTGCTGCGGGCACTTCTGGGCCATGCCGTTGACGATGTTCTCCCAGGCGACGTTGCGGTTGATCATGAACCCGGTGAAGTTGACCATCATCCGGCGGACGCCGGCCACGCTCGGATCGTTGTCCAGTGTGCCGCAGACGATGTCAGCCATCGGGGTGTCATCGCCCAGGTCCGCGTGGACCGGGGCCGCGACCCCCGCGGCCACTAGCACACCCGCCACCGTTACCGCCAGCTTTCGGAGCATATTCATGCCTTTCTCATGTTATGTGTCAAGCGTTACGCAGCAGCATACTGGCACGAGTAGGCGACATCGCAGAAGTTGCAGACATCCGGGTTTGGTTTGGGGTCAAACCGTTTCGCCTGGAGGTTCTCCTCCAGCTTGTGGAACTCCTCGGTAACCCGATCCCGCGTCCAGTCGCGGAGGTCGAACGGGTACGTCGGCCGCCCCTTCATGCCCTTCTTGCCGGCCATGTAGTAGTCACCAGACTCGGGCTTGACGCCGTACTTGTCCTCGATGGCTACCGAGTAGACGCCGAGCTGGAAGTCATCGCCCGGGCTGTTGCCCGTCTTGTGGTCCCGGACCCGCAGCTCGTACACGCCAGGCGAGGTCTCGATCGTGACCACCTCGTCTATGAACCCGATGACCCGGATGCCGTCGAGATCCATGTCGAACCGCAGCTCGATGGCAGGCGTACCGTCCGGAGCGATCCAAACCTCTTCCTCCGGGTGGGCGTCGGTCCAGGCGAAGTACTTCTCGACCTGTTCGAGCCCGATCTGGAATCGGCGCTCGGTGTCCTCGATGCCTCCGTACGGCCCTGAGCGGAACCACCATTGCCAGTTCGGCGTGATAGCTGCCATCGCGTTGGTCTCCCGTGCGAACTCCGCGCGGAAAACGTCCTGAGTCTCTTCCAGAGACATCGTGCGCCCCGACCGCTCCCTTGCCTCTATCGCGGCGTGGACAGCCGTCCCCTGGGGCAACCAGGCCGCCGGGCGCTGCCATGCCCGCTCGACACGAGCGAGGTAGTAGGCATACGGACACTTCTCGTACTGCTTGAGTTGGGATACCGACCGCGGCTTACGAGGGTTTGGGTTGAAAGGATCATCTATTCGCATCGGAACAACGTCACCTCGAATCCTCCATCTAACCGCTGGAATAGAACGTCTAAGTCTTTGGTGAGCGCAGCCGCCGGCTTGTATAACTCGGAGTGGAGTCCAACACTCAGATTGCGGACTACGGAGATAACTCCGGTGGGCGATAGATCGGGGTCAAAATCCCCCGGCGCGAGGTACGTGACGATCAGTCTTCCGGGCTCGAAGATTTCGTAGTCAGATGCAGCGATGGCGGGCATGTCGTCCTTATGGGTAATTGTCTGGAAATGTCCATAGATGTCTTCCTTGTTCAATTGTGTTTGTGTCGGTGTGCCCGTTGACCCGTATCAAAAGGCCCCGGTCTGACTTGCGACGTTTGCGGTAGGCGAATCCTCCTCTCGGGGATACCCCCTGCTCCGGGGGTATGTTCGGGTCAAACTCCAGGACAAGGTCCTGGTCTCGCATCTTCTGGTAGAACGACCGCAGCCTCTTTAAGCGGTCCTCGGCCATGCCTTTGCCATTTGTCATCATGTACTCAAGGTGGTCCCGGAGTAACTGAAATGGGTATTGATTCCCCATATCCACGGGTACCTTGAAGGGCCAATTATCGGCCAGCATCTCTTGTCGCGTTTGCCGTTTGAGCCCGTACCTTTTACAGGTGTCGTGAATGGCCTGGCGGCTAACCCCGAACATGCGAGCAATACCAGCCTGAGTAACTCCGGTGTTAAGCAGGGATTGGATAATTGCTGGCGTAGGCCCATCCGGGTCTTCGCTCATTCTCCTCATGCACTATCAGCCTCTCTTTGTGTGGTGCGCGTCCGGTGACGGCGCCAACCATTAACGAGGCATTGTTCTTAACCTCGTTTTTGGCGCAAACGCCACCCTCAGTTCTGTTCGTAGTCAAGATTCTATGTCTCCCTCCGCCCCCCTCTTGGAGGCGCGCACGCAGTTATCGTCCAAACCTTTGGAACTCACAGATAGCTCACAGGGAAAACCCCTGGTGAGCACCAGAAAGTGGTACTCACGTGCTGGCTCCCTAATGATGGCAATACGTCAACCGTTTCCTTGGGAAAACTTTCAGTTCATACAATTCTCATAAGCTGTGCTAACCATATGAGTTAGCTGAGAAAGCTAGCCGCAGCCTCGCCAGGTGCAGTGGAGGCCTCTGTGGTCCCGGTGGGGTACGCGGGGACCGTCGTCGTGGTCGTCCTCGTGCCTTTGTTCATCGTGCGGTGCGCTCACGTGGACCGGCTCCTCCGGGTGGTCGTCACCCTTGTGGTCCTTGCCCTCGCCCTTGTCGCACGTCACCCGCTCTCCGTGCTCCCGGTGGTAAGCATCGTCGGCCAGCTTTCCGCCATGCCTCTTGATGTGATCCAATCCCCGGTGCTCGCAACCGATTACAGGCGCCGCGGTTGCGGGCGCTGTGGCACCGCAGAAGCCAAATACGAGGGCGAAGGACGCGAGGATAGCGCCTATCAGGCCTCGCATGTCTCTGCGTCCTCAGGCTCATACGGAGCCGGCATCGGAGGCACGGGTCCCATGTTCGGGACCATCGGCCAATCAAGCTCCCACGCGTGTTTGCCTGTGAGAAGGAAGATCTCGGCGTCTAACGCTGAGTGTGCGCTCATCGCTTTCTACTCGCAATCTTGTCG